TGTTCCCATAAATCTAAACCTAATAATGGATAACCACCTCCTTTCACTACATCCATAAGTGGATTATCTTGATTTGGTGTTGAAATAACTTTTAATTTATTATTTCTATCTATTACTAACCATACCCACCCCGAACCAAATCTTTTTTTTGCAACCTCTTCAAATTTTGATTTAAAATCTCTATAAGAACCAAAATCTACTGTAATTTTGTCATATATATCTCCTGAACACTTTTGTTGTTCGGGTGACAACATCTTCCAAAAAAGTGCGTGATTAAAAGCACCACCAGCGTTGTCACGAATTTTTTTGTTGTATTTTGAAATATCTTTTACAATTTCTTCAAGTTCTTTATCTCCTCCTCTTCTTTTGGAAATCGCCTTGTTTAATTTATCCACATATCCTTTATAATGTTTATTGTAATGAACATCCATCGTTTCTTTATTGATAAATCGGTCGACTGCAGAATAGGCGTACGGTAATTTTTCAATACCTATCTTTTTCATTTCGTTTAAAAAAGTTTTTTCGTTTACAATACGAGTTTCTAACTTTTCTATTCTTTCTAATAAAATTTTGGACATATGTAAGTATTTTTATATAAATACTTAATTTTCTGATATTAGGTTAAGTATCTCTTCCATTACATCTCCTTTACCTTCGTTATCTCCCATAACAGTTTCAAAGATATTCTTTTTCTTTGAAAGTATGTCATATATAATACCTTCTATTGTATTTTCAAAAATGGGATAATAAACGGACACCGAAAACTTTTGACCATATCTATACGCTCGGTCTTCGGCTTGTGAGTGGTCGGAAGGAACGAATGATAGGTCGTTCATAATAACAGCTTCAGCTGCGGTCAATGTAATACCCACACCCGCAGCTTTTAAGTTACCAACAAATACAGTTACCTTTTCGTTGTTTTGGAACTCGTCAACGGAATGTTGTCTTTGTGGTTTGGACATCTTACCATCAAGTTTAACTGCACACTTACCAAAATGTTCTGCAATTTTGTTCAATGTGTCGGTAAAGTTTGTAAATATAATAACTTTTTTTCCTTGGTCTATTACATTTTGAGCTATCTCAATAGTATCTTTAATTTTTTCATCTGCGATAACCTGACGGACTTTCATTAATTTTGAAAACTGAATGGTTAACGACTTTGATTCTTCTGATGAGTTATACCAATCATAGTATTCACCCATCAATTTTTTGTATTCTTTGGATTTTGTTCTCAAATATACGGGAGTTAAAATCTTTTCAGGTAAATCCAAAATATCTTCTTTCAACCTTCTCAAAACCTGCGGTTTTGTTCGGTCTCTGAGTTCTTCAAGATTTGATGCTCCTGTGACATTCCATACCTTTTTTGCTCCGACGCTAAACTGATACCCTGCACAATACCTAATTGCATATGCCATCCAATTATCTGCAACAGGAGAGTCAACCAAACTTAATAGGTTGTAGTAATTCATGGGTCGTGAAGTCATCGGTGTTCCCGTTAGTAACCAAACCTTTCCGATTTTTTTTGCAATGTCGTTACCTATTTTTGTTCTCGCCGCTTTTACATTTTGTATGTAATGAGCTTCATCCATAACAACCAAATCAAAACCATAATTTAAAATATCCGATTTGTCAGGATGTTTTGGGTCGTGGAAGTTTTTAAGAATATCGTAGTTAATAATTGTATAATCCGAAGGTTCCCATTTTTTTCCTTCAATAATTGCAACTTCTTTGTCGGTATAATTCGCAATTTCTCTTTGCCAATTAATCTTAAGTGATGCGGGACATATGATTAGAACTTTTTCCGAACCACTTTCTAACGATGCGATAACTGTAGAAGTGGTTTTACCTAAACCCATATCATCCGCTAAAATATATTTGTCGTTACCAACAAGTTTTTCTATTGCTTCTTTTTGGTGGTCTAATGGTGGTCGGTGTGAATACTTTGAGTAATCAATATTAACTTCCCTTTGAGTGTTTTTTTGTAATGCGACTTTAGGTAACCATATGTCATTTAATTCTGCATTTTCAAACAATTTACCCCACACATGATACGACTTTTCTTTTTCTACCAAAAGTTTTTCAATATAAATCTTTTCAGGTTTTTTTGTGAGGAGTTTATCGTCCATAAGTTTTTGTCCGAAGTAACTATCCAATTCAACCCACTTTCTTGCCACTTTTGGTGTGGTGTCCTTAAACTTTAGAATATAGTCCGCTTGTGCACGAGTAAGTTTAAAATGATTGAACTTTTTCATCTTACCCTTTAACCTAAGGATATAGTTATTGTATCCCTCATATTCTTCAAGAATTCTGAGAGCACGAACTTCAGGTAAGTTATTTAATGGATTTTTTTCCAACTTTGATATCAAATACAATTAAATATAACATATTTCTGAATATTTATCAATAATGACACAAAGAAAGGTTCCGATTACGAGATTAAATAAATTCTTCAGTGGTGAAGATTTTAATTTAGATATTACTATGGGTCGTGAATGGCTTGAAGGTGATATGAATTTTACATTGGTTTTGTATCGTGTTGATAGACAGAAAACAAAGACCGATGATGTATATGGTGAAACAGTTGAGGATGGAATTAAGTTTCATCCACCTGTTGAGTTTAGAGGGTATGTTCAGATAGAACAACCCGAAAATCAGGATTACGGTCAAAGTCGTATGACACAGATGGAACCTGGTAATTTAAAGGTTGGTGTATATCAGGACTCTTTGGATGAGTTGGGTATAGATATAGAATATGGAGATTATATAGGTTATTATGAAACGGAGTCTCGTGTCAGATATTATACTGTTGTTAATGACGGTCGTGTTGTTAGTGATAACAAACACACATATGGTGGGTTCAAACCATTTTACAGAAGTATTGTGGCATCACCAGTAAACGATAATGAATTTAGAGGATTATGAATAGATATCTATTAAAAGAATTAAATACAATTAAATCTCGTATGGGTTTGGTTGTTGAGCAAGATGAAAATAAACCTGACCCAATCGGTCTTCGTGTTATGGTTTATTATAACTTACACAAAAAAACTTTTTCAGTTCAATACAAAGGTAGAATTATATTATATGCCGACTATGTAAAATTGGGTAATGTAGAATTTAGAGTTAGAGAGGGTGGTAAAGAAAAGGTAAGACAAGAAAAAAGAAAAAATGTTCATGCATTCGTTATCGGTGATTTATTAGACTACTGTCAGTATCCTTGTGAAAATATGCCACCCGAAACCAACGATAAGGTAATTACATACAACCCTTACAAATATGACTCGTTCGTTAAAAAAGACACAGAAGAACCTATATTTAACGCAAACGAGATAGATATGATTAATACAAAAAATAAAATTTTCCATATTAACGAAGTTGTAAGTTAATGGCGTTTCCTAAAAAAATAAAAAAAGATTTAAAACTTACTCCTGAAAAAATATTGTTGGACAGGAGGGAAGAACTTCTTGAATATATTCAGGAAGATGGAACTTATTTACCTAAGAGTGTTTTACATGCCGATTTGGATAGGGGTATGTTAGATTTTGTTCGTGATGATTTAGAAATGGTTGCTGACGGAAAAAAAGTTAATCCTATTGATATTATAACAACTACTCAGAATTGGTCTCAGTTTACAGAGACTTGGAATTTTCAGGATTTAGATAAAAATATAAAACCCCCTTTTATTGCCACGGTTAGACAACCCGAAGTTAAGTACGGAACTAACCCATCATTACAATACACCATTCCAAATAGAAAACAATTTTATTATGCGAAAGTACCGACATGGGACGGACAAAGAAAAGGTATGGACATCTATAAAATACCTCAACCAGTCCCTGTTGATATTACTTATAATGTAAAAATATTCTGTACAAAGATGCGTCATTTAAACGAGTTCAATAAACTCGTTCTTCAAAAATTCTCATCTCGTCAAGCATATACATTTGTTAAGGGACATTATGTTCCGATTATATTAAATAATGTTTCTGATGAATCTGTTTTGGATATTGAAAAAAGAAAATATTATATTCAAAATTATGAGTTCTTAATGATGGGATTTTTAATAGATGAAAATGAGTTTGAGGTGTTACCCGCTATTACCCGTTCTTTATCTTTATTTGAAGTTGACATGGGTACAAAATCAAGAAGAGCAAAAAAAGAACCTCCTAATCCTGACAACTTTGAGTTGGATATTTTATTTAGGTCGGGTATTAATAGTTTGTCTGAAAAATATCCCTATACGATAGATTTAACTTTTATGAAATCTAAAAATATTAGACAGTACTCAATCTATATTAATGACAATTTTATTGGTGATGATTTAAAGTCTGTTAATATAAATACAAATGATGTGATTAAAATTGATGTTATTAAGAATAACTCATCTTTAGATGCTATTTTAAAAACTCAAGCACATATACCATATAAAGATTAATTACTCTCCGTAAATATCTGTCTCATCCTTACAATTCTCCTCAATTAATTTTTCAATATATTTAAACATTTTTAAACCTTTATTTTTACAATGGGTTTTTAAAATGGAATGGTGATATTCAGATATCTTTAAGTTTTTTGTTTTTTGTTGTGTCATCAATAAATTAATAAAGTAAGAAAAAAGTATGAAAAAACTCATACTTTTAAATAAATATATGTTTTTTACATTAGTACTTTCGGTTTTTTTGTAATATTTATCAATAAAATAAATAAAAAAGAAAACTATTTAACATGGCAGACAAAGTATTCGTATCTCCGGGTGTATATACATCAGAAAGAGATTTAAGTTTTGTGGCTCAAAGTGTTGGTGTTACGACTTTAGGTATTGTTGGTGAAACTTTATCGGGTCCCGCATTTGAACCCATCTTTATAACTAATTTTGATGAGTTTACATCTTACTTTGGTGGTACAAGTCCAACTAAATTTGTAAACACACAAATCCCTAAGTATGAGGCGGCATATATAGCAAAGGCATACTTACAACAATCAAATCAATTATTTGTTACTCGTATACTCGGACTTTCGGGTTATGATGCGGGTCCATCATGGTCTTTATCTATGGTAGGTAATGTAGATAAATCAACAGTCGCTGTTACTGACGCACCTACAACTCCTTATTTAGTGTCTTTCTCAGGTACTTCGGGTGATAGTACTAATACAACAATTACTAGTGAGTCGTTACCTTCATACTTAAGTGATATTTTAACAAATCCATATACAACATTTAGTGGTGGTGAGAGTACACTAGAAGATGACTTTAAAGAATTATTTAGTTCAGAAATTTCTAATCCTTCAAATTCAGGTAAAACATCATATTTGTTTGGTACTGTTAGTGCTAGTACTTACTCATTAATTACTGGTGCTTCCGGCAATTGGACATCAACAACTAATGTGTTTAATGTGAGTGGACTAACTACTGACAACGCAGATTTAACAGCGTCTGAAAATGATGTTTGGTATTATTCATTATTCCCATATAATGGAGGTGGTACTTATACGGGTAGTAGTTTTGGTTTATCTGTTACAGGTTTGACTAATACTAGTGGTAATAACTATGAGGGAGATGCAGTTGTATATGTAACGGAGTTCTCAGCAACACCAATACAAGATTATCATGATATGGTTGTTGCAACATTACGTTCAAGAGGTATTTCTACGTTCTCAAACGATAACGGTTCAGATTATGAGGTTACTGGAACAACAGATGTTAATATAAATACATCAGGAGCATATTCGGGAGTAACAAAAAATCCATTTAGTATGTTTGAAATTTCTGGTGTAACTAAAGACTCAGAAACATTTACATTTAAAACATCGTTAGATGTATCAGACTCTAATTTCATTTCTAAAGTTTTAGGTATGACTAACTTTGGTAAGAATAGAAATGAGGTTCCTTTATTTGTTGAGGAGTTATACTACAACTTAATGAATACTGGTTACCGTGAAGGTAAAATTAGAGGTATAAATACTACATTATTAGGATTGGAAAGTGCAAGAGAGGATGACGGAAACAACCAAAGTATTGGTTGGTACTTAGACCAATTCCAAACTCCAACAACTCCTTATGTTGTTTCAGAGCTCAGAGGTAATGAAGTATTTAATTTATTTAAATTTATTTCAATATCTGATGGTAACTCAGCAAACACACAGATTAAAATATCAATTGCAAATATTTCATTTAATAATTTAACTTTTGATATTGTTGTTAGAAGTTTTTATGATACAGATTCAAATCCTGTTGTCCTTGAAAAATTCACAAATTGTACTATGGACCCGAACTTAAATAGTTATGTGGCTAAAAAAGTGGGTACTGCTAATGGTGATTTTGAATTAAAGTCAAGATACATAATGTTAGAGGTTAATGAAGAAGCACCTATTGATGCTTTACCTTGTGGATTTAGAGGATATCAAACAAGAAAATATGCTAATTTTAAATCACCACACTTAGTTTATAAAACAAAATATGACTCACCTGGTGAAATTATTGCAAATCCACCTTTCGGAGCATTAAACGGTGATAATGTAACAAGAAGTTCGGGAGACAATCCAAGAAAAGTTTACTTAGGTGTCTCTACTACTGTTGGTATTGATGCAGATTTTGCTTCTTACAAAGGTAAACAAAATCCATCGGATATTACCACCGCAACAGAATCTTCACCATGGCCCGTATTAACAAAAGGTTTCCACATGGACTCAGGAGCTACGGTTGTATTGATACCATCAACATATACAACATCGGGTGAAACTGCTTTTGAAGTTGGTGATGCGTCATTCAACAGCGAGCCAGATGACCAAAGTCCGTATTACAAGTTAAATTCTCGTAAGTTTACGTTAATACCTACAGGTGGTTTTGACGGATGGGACATATACAGAGAGTATAGAACTAACGGTGATAGATACATTTTAGGTAATAACGGTTTCCTTAAAGGAGCGGCACCTTCAATTAGATTCCCACAAGCAGACGGATGGGGAGCGTTTAGAACAATAACGGGTCCTGACAAACAAGATTGGGGTAACTCTGACTATTACGCGTACTTATGGGGACAATGGACATTTGTCAATCCTGAAGCAGTAAACATTAATGTATTTACAACACCTGGTGTTGACTACGTTAATAACTCTAATTTGATTGAAAATGCTGTTGATATGATTGAAACTGATAGAGCAGACTCAATCTATATTTGTACAACACCTGACTATCAGATGTTTACTAATACAACATCTAACTTTACAACAGATTTCATATACCCACAAGAATCTACTGAAAACTTAGAGGATACGGGTATAGATTCTAACTACACAGCAACTTATTACCCATGGATTTTAACAAGAGATACTGTTAATAATACTCAAATCTACTTACCACCAACTGCGGAGGTCGTTAGAAACTTAGCATTAACTGATAACATCGCCTTCCCATGGTTCGCATCTGCGGGTTACACAAGAGGTCTTGTTAATGGTATTAAAGCACGTAAGAAGTTAACACAAGAAGATAGAGATATTCTTTATAAGGGTAGAATTAACCCAATCGCAACATTCTCAGATGTGGGTACAGTAATTTGGGGTAATAAAACAACTCAAATTAAAGAGTCAGCACTTGACAGAATTAATGTTAGAAGATTGTTGTTACAAGCTCGTAAGTTAATTTCAGCAGTCGCGGTTAGATTGTTGTTTGAACAAAACGATGACCAAGTAAGACAAGAGTTCTTAGACTCAGTAAACCCAATCTTAGATTCTATTAGAAGAGATAGAGGTTTGATTGACTTTAGAGTTGTGGTTCAAAACACACCTGAAGACTTAGATAAGAACCAATTAGTTGGTAAAATTTATCTAAAACCAACAAGAGCATTAGAATTCATCGATATTGAATTCTTAATTACTCCAACAGGCGCATCTTTTGAAGATATTTGATAATTATATAATGGGGGATACTTCGGTGTCCCCCATTTATTACATTTAATTAAACGTTTAATAAAAATAAAAATATGGAATTTAAAAAGAAAGTTCTTAGAGAAGCACTAGAAGTTAAAGACAACGGTGTAAAAACGTATTCTGAAAAACCTCAGAATATTATTGTTACTGAGTCTCAGTTAGAAAGACTAATTGAAAAATTGAACAAGTAATATGAGTCTTAAAAAGATTATAAGAAGAAATCTTAATAACCTTAGGGAGGGTATAGAAGAAGGTCAACCTGATTTAAAGTATTATGCTTTTGATTGGGATGACAATATTGTTATTATGCCAACTCAAATTATGTTACAATCTGAACAAGGTGGTGAAGTCGGTATGTCTACAGAGGACTTTGCAGAGTACCGACAAAAAATAGGTAAAGAACCTTTTGATTATAACGGAGAAATGATTGTTGGTTATGCAGAAGACCCTTACCGAAATTTTGGTGTACAGGGTGATAAAAAATTTATCGTGGACTCTTTATTGGCTCAACCAGGTCCTTCATGGGATGATTTTGTTGAGTGTATTAATGGGGGTTCCATTTTTGCTATAATAACGGCAAGAGGACATACACCTACCGTTTTAAGAGACTCTATTTATAATTTTATTGTGACTAATCATAACGGTATAAGCGCGGAGTCTTTAATTCAAAACCTAAAAGAATATCGTGACTTATCGGGAGAGGTAATGAGAGATGACCAATTATTAATTAAAGAGTATTTGGACATGTGTAAATACCATCCTGTGACTTATGGTGAGGGGTCTGCTTCTAACCCTGAAGAAGGTAAAATAAAAGCATTAAGAGAATTTATTAACTATGTTAAGTATCAGAGCCAAAAACTGGGTAAAAAAGTTTCATTTACTAATGATGTAACTAACAATTTTGTACCACAAATTGGTTTTTCTGATGATGACCCAGGCAATATTGAATCTATAAAATCATTTCTAGAAAAAGAATATGAAGATGAAAGTCCAGTTAAAACTTATTTAACAAAAGGAGGAGAGAAAAAAGAAGTTTAAATTTCTTAAGTCTGGATTCTAGTTAAGGATTTTACAATGAAAAAAGTAAAAGTAAAGAGAAAAAAGTTTTAACCTGATATTTATAATTAAATAAACACGAAAAATTTAAAACCAAAATACTATGGCTGATTTATTAATGAAAATGCCCGTCCCCTATGAACCAAAAAGGAAAAACCGATTTATATTGAGTTTTCCTTCTTCATTGGGTATTAACTCTTGGTACGTTGAGTCTACTTCAAGACCTCAAATCAGTATCAACCCAACAGAAATTCCATTCTTAAATACTTCAACTTATGTTGCAGGTAGATTTACGTGGAATACGATTAACGTTACGTTTAGAGACCCTATCGGTCCTTCAGCGTCACAAGCCCTTATGGAATGGGTTCGTTTAACTGCGGAGTCTGTAACAGGTCGTATGGGATACGCTGCGGGATATAAGAAAGACTTAGACCTTGAAATGTTGGACCCAACAGGTGTTGCTGTTGAAAAGTGGATATTACAAGGGACATTCTTAACTGATGTAAATTTCGATAGTTTGGGATATAGTGACGATGCATTGGCAACAATCACCGCCACATTACGTCCTGATAGATGTATTTTGGTTTACTAATACTATTGATAAAAAATCATTAAGTAATATATTTAACCATAGGGTTCAGTCCCTATGGTTTTTTTATATATAAAAAATGGAAGATTCGGCAAAACAATACGGACAACAAGATTTTAATTTACCTCATGATGTGGTGACACTACCCTCTAAAGGTAAGTTTTATAAAAATAAGAAAAAGTCTTTAAAGATTGGTTATTTAACTGCGCAAGATGAAAATATATTGGTTTCTGGTGAAAGAAATGATAATATAGTTAATAAGTTGGTTAAAAATAAGTTATATGAACCAGATATTAGAGTTGAGGATTTGTTAGAGGGAGATTTGGAAGCCGTACTAATTTTCTTAAGAAACACATCTTTTGGTCCCGAATATAACTTTATATTAAGAGACCCAGGGACAAACAAAGAATTTAATCACACAATACTTTTAGACGAACTTGATTTTGTTGAACCAAAATTAGAACCCAACTCAGACGGTTTATTTGAAATAAAATTACCTAAGAGTGACGCAACAGTAGTATGTAAACTTTTAACAGTAGGAGATTTAGAGGATATAAATAAAACCATGCAAAAATATCCTCCAGGTGTGGTTCCTCCAACAATTACCACAAAATTAGAAAAACAAATAGTAAGTATTGACGGTAATACCGATAGAGAATTCATATCAAAATACGTCATCAATTTACCAATCATGGATTCTAAACACATAAGAAAAGTACTTTCTGAGTGTGAACCAAAATTAAATCTACAAAGAAAAGTTAACGCCCCGTCAGGAGAAGAAGTGACAGTTAGAGTCACATTTGGGGTGGAGTTTTTTCGGCCTTTCTTCTGAATATAGGATAGGTCTGCTTGATGAAATTTATTATTTAATTCGTCATGCCCATTTTTCATACTCTGATATTATGTCCATGCCGACATATGAAAGAAAATATTTCGTTAATAAGTTAATTGAAGAGTTTCAAAAAAAGAACGAACACTATGAAAAAATGAAATCTAAAAGATAAACTATTTATATAAAAAGTTTATCGAATGTTTCAAACTAATAATTCAGGAAATTTAGAAGGCGCTGCTAGAAGTGCTTTTAATTTTGCTGCGGGAATAGATAAATCAACAGAATCTTTACAAGGGTTAAATAGAGCGACAAGTATTACTGATGCTAATGTTGGTAAAATTATTACTAACATGGGAAAAGCATTGGCAAGTCCTGGTACAGTTTTAAAAGAAACCGCACAATTACAAGACTTAAGTTATAAATTAGCTAGAGAATCTATGGGCAACGCTAGTATGGTCGGAGAAGCATTAAACGCAACAATGGCGGAAGCTTTGGCGGGTACTTCAGAGTTTGGTGTTAGTTTGGATGACAATTTAAACTTAATGAAACAAATTAACGACGCCATGCAAGTTAATACATTATTAACATCAGAACAAGTTATTAATATGCAGGCGTTGGCGAAAAGTGCTGGTGTTACCTCTGCGGAAATAGTCCCTATTGTTAAGGGATTTGCGGATATGGGTAGAAGTACAGAATATGCTATTGAACAAATAGGTGAGATGCAAGATATGGCACGAAAGTATGGTATTAACTCAGGGCAATTTATAAAAATGATTGGGGACAATATTAAATACCTTTCTTCATATAAGTTTAAAGATGGTGTTGAAGGACTATCAAGAATGGTTGCAAAGGCACAAGCTTTAAGAATGGATGTTGGTAAAACATTTTCATTAGCTGAAGGATTGATGGAACCCGAAAAGGCGATTGAAATGGCGGCAGGGTTCCAAATGTTAGGAGGTGCTGTGGGTGACTTAGGTGACCCATTTAAGTTGTTACACATGGCTCAAACTGATGCCGAAGGATTACAAGACTCTATTATTAATATGGCTGAAAGTGCCGTGGTATTTAACGAAAAAACTGGAGAGTTTGATATACCTGTAACCGAAATGTATCGTTTAAGAGAGGCAGCAAAACTAACAGGGATGGACTATCAAGAGTTAACTGAAACGGCAAGAAAGGCCGCTGAAAGAACGAAAAAACTTGATATGTTAGGTCCTATGAATAGGTACACTGATGAACAGAAAGAAATGATTGCAAATCTTGGAGATATCCAAGATGGTAAGGTGATGATTACTTTACCTGAAAAAGATGAGGACGGAAATGAAATATTAAAGGCATTTGATGCCGCAACATTAGGACCCGAACAATTAAAAAAGTTAAGGGAACAACAAGAAATGTCTAACAAGAGTGATAAAGACATAGCGGTTGAACAGTTATCGGCTTTAGAAACTTTAAAAAGTGCGGTTGACAAATCAGGAGCCATGAAAGTTGTTTTAGGTACAAAAACACAAGGAGTTACAGATGCATTAGATGCTGCAAAGGCATATGGGCAAACATTAAATGAAGAATTGGATAGAGTATTTAGTCCTGAAAATATACAAGATTATGGAACATCTTTAACAAATATGTTAAAGGCGGGTCTTGAGGATGAGGAGGCTAATGCAATGTTTAAACAATCTGTTGGTAGGATGACAGGAGAATTGGTTGTAGCGTTTCAAGAAGCTCCTGATGAATTAAGGGATAAATTAGAAGAAGAAAATACCTTTAAAAACGTAGACTTTAGTGAAATGGCCTCAACCTTTGTTGGTAATATAGGTATGGCGATAGGTCAAGCCACAGATGGTATGATAGACGACATTTTAGACAGCTTGGACGTTGATGAAGTAACAAAAAACGCGATAAAACAAGGGTTAGAAGAAATTGGTGATGATTTAGAGACATTTGCTGATGTCGCTTTTGCTGTTATGACACAACTAACGGAAATAGGTTTTAATGGTTTGGATGACTTAATTGGTGGTGGTCAGGGTACTGAAATGGGAACTGGACCAACATCAGAAGACTTTATATTAAGACCAGGACAAGAGCCAATTAATTTTAGGGCTGACGATTTAATTATTGGTGGTACAAAATTAATTGAGGCACTGAATTTACAAATATCTGATTTTATGACATCACCTATGGATAGTAATGAAAATACAATAAGTATTGATAAAATAGTATCTTCTTTTGATAAACTACCAAATTTACTACAACAAGATAGTACAAATAATGTAAATGGTGATGTAAACTTAAACGTTAATGGAAAGATTGATTTAACTGTTGATGGAAGAAATCTACCAAAAAATATATCTTCAGAAGAATTATCAAATGAAATAGTTAGAAACCCTGATTTTACAAGTAAATTAATGAGTATATTTACTAATGCTAAGAACACATATTCTGAATAAAAATCATAAATTAATCTATTTATATAAATAAAATAGATTTTAAATGCCGAGTGAATTAACATTTAATGCAACTGAAAGTTTTAGAAAAAAACTATTAGTTAGAAACCTTCCACCATATAATGAAGGTTTCAAACCTACTGAACTTTCATTAAATGATTCTAGTGTTATAGACTCTGGTAATGTTGATGATGTTGGTAATACTGAAGAAAACAGGTTATTTCTAAAAAATAAGTATGGACCTGAAGATGGATTTGGTGACGTAGTTAACATAAAAGATGTGCAGACCGATATTGAAAAAAGAAATTTATATTACACATTTATCGCTTCAACATATAACCCAATACAGATTTTAACAAATCCAATACCAAACGGTAGTAACGGAAATGTTAGTCAAGATTCAGATTTAGCAAAAATCGCCGCAAACCAATTAAAAACAGAATTTGGTTATAGAATAGGTGAAGAGACATACCAACAAACATTAGGTAGAATAAATATATTAGACGCATTAGACGACCCATTTGATGCTTTGGCTATTGCAACAGGTAATGAACAAGTAATTGAAAGTGATTGGAAAATATCTGTACCTGATAATGTAATTGGTAAAGGACTTGATTTTATAAGTAGAATATCTGGTGTTTACTCACCTTATTCATGGATACCAGGAAGTTATTTTAATGAAGTTGTACCACAATCTAAAGTTAATCAAGCATCTAATGAAGGTGGTAACTTTAATAAAAAAGGTACAAGTAAATCAGACGCAAATAAAAGAGCGTCTGAACAGTTCTTATCAAATACGGGTAGAGGTCAAACCAAAAGACTATTTAAAAATTTAGAATTAAATTTATATAGTCCAGATTATACGGACAACTCAAGGTCGTTTGGATTAAAAGCGCCACAAGGGAATTACTATATAGGTAGTAAAGAAAGAGACCCTTCAAATGCAACGTTCCCTGAAAATCAATTACCTATAGACCAATTTGGTAATAAAGTTAAATCACCTGTTAAAGGATATACTTTAGGTGAAGATTATGAATCTGAAGGAGGTGCGTTCGGAACATTTAAATTTGGTCTTAATGGTACTAACTATTTAAGAAAAAATACGTTTACTAACAGTAGTTATGACGCACCTAGATTACAAGGTGGTTTTACATGGACAAACACTGAAGGTGCTGATAGTGGAGGTAGGAGAGCGACTGCGGGAGGAGACCAAAACGGTTCAGTATCACCACAATTTACTTCAGTTGAGTCCGCATTCGCGTCTTCACTTTCTTTACAAAATCAATTTAGAGAAGGTTCTATCTTAGATGATACACAAAAACTAATAGATGCCGCTGAAGATTTAACTGGAGATGCTAGATTAAAACACGCGGGTAATGCGATAAATCAAGTATCAAAAGTGTTTAATGACGGAACTAGAGAGATGACTAAAGGTTCTAGAGTTTATAAGTATACCGATAGTGACACAGGAAGAATAACAGGTTTAGAGTATTGTAGAACCTTTACTAAAGACATACCATATTTCTCTAATAGTGAGTTACAAAAAACTGAAGGTATGGTTGATAACAATAGGAGGTTTTCTTATTCGGTATTAAATAATACTTACAATTTAAATATCGCTCCGTGGAGAAACGACAATAGTAGTAACTTAACAGGTAACAATTTCAGTAGTGACGGAGTAAAAAAATATATGTTTTCAATAGAAAATTTAGCTTGGAGAACATCATCTAAAAAAGGTTTTACTTATGATGACTTAGCGGCTTGTGAAAAAGGACCTAACGGTGGTAGAATAATGTGGTTCCCACCGTATGATTTAAAGGTTTCAGAACAAAATAGCACTAACTGGACGTCAAATGAGTTTTTAGGTAGACCCGAACCAATATATACATACAACAACACCACAAGACAAGGAAACTTAAGTTGGAAGATAGTTGTTGACCATCCATCTATATTAAACGCAATTGTGGATAAAAAATTGTCAGGAGAAGACGGTCAAAAGGTAAACGATATTATTGACTCATTTTTCTCAGGATGTAGAACTGAAGACCCGTATGAATTAGCTAAAAGATACGATAGGTTTACTCCTGATGATATATATGAAATTATAACAACCACAACTGATGTGGTTGATTATGAATATTGGTCAAAAGAGTTTGATTATCCTGAAAGAAGAGAAAAAGAACCGGTAATAACAGAATATACACCTGAGATACAAGAGTCTGATTATAAATATGAGTTTTATTTTGATAACGATAAACCAAATTCTAATTCATGGGCGACAGAAGCAACCGAAGATTATAGTACTATATTAAACACTTATATTGTATCAGGAAGAACTGATTATATTCTTGAAGCAAATTCAGGTAGTACAGAACAAGTAATAGAGTTTTTTAATAATTTTATTTCTACTTCAGATGGGACAAACATCATAGAAAATAAAACCAAGTCCTTGGTTAGTAAAATAAAGAAAGCACTAGAAAAAGAATCCACAGTTAATATCACACTTGTGGGTTCCGCCTCTGCACCAAATAGTACCGGATATAATGTTAACCTTTCAAAAAGAAGGATTGATTCAATAAAAAAATACTTATTAAGTTTTGAAGACCTAAGTAAATACCAGGATAGATTAAACTTTATTGAAAAGGCTGAGGGTGAAGAAACAAATGTAACACCTGGAGGTGGTTCTTTTGAAACATATAACTGTACTGAACCTATTACTGACGAAAAAGATAAAACATATTCAGCAAAGGCTATGGCGTGTAGGGCGGTTGTAATTCAAGATATTGAAGAAATACCACAAGAACCTGACCCAGAATCACTTGAACCAGAAATTGAAGAGGTTATAATTCCTGTGACAGTAACGGGTAAAACTGAAGTTTTAAGAAAACAAGAAGAAAAAACAATAAAACCCGCACCAGATATTGCTAAAAAAATATTAAGAAGGTTATTAAGTGAATGCGATTACTTTGATATGATGAATGAAACAACTCCAAGAGTATATCAGGGTATTAAAGAAAAAATAAAATATTTCCATCCCGCCTTTCACTCTATGACACCTGAAGGATTGAACAGTAGACTTACGTTTTTACAGCAGTGTTTAAGACCTGGTGATACAATACCTGTTATAGGAGAAGACGGAAAACCAACACAAGGAGGTGTTAAAAATACTGCGTTTGGTGCACCACCTATTTGTGTATTAAGAATAGGTGATTTCTACCACACAAAAATTGCGATACAACAAATTTCCATTAACTACGAACCTTTACAATTTGATTTAAACCCTGAAGGTATTGGTGTACAACCAATGTTGGCTGATATTAATATGTCATTCTATTTTATCGGAGGACAAGGTCTGAAAGAACCTGTAGCGAGATTGCAAAACGCCCTCTCATTTAACTACTATGGTAACACCGAAGTATATGACGATAGGGCAGTACCAACAGAAGATAGAACAGAAATAGATAGAGAGTTTATTGAACAGATTGAAGAAAACAGAGGTATTAGTTTAACTGATACAGGTGAAGTTGAAAGGTCAGAAGAAGCTAATGATACTATAGGTACGATTATAGATACTAATATTGAAGGTAATGACTTAACGGGTAATATTAATTATAAAAATATTGTCAACAATTATGTTGATAAAACTGAAACATATGTTGAAGATGTGGTAAGTTCGTTAGACACCATTAATAGGTTACAATCACAAATTGGTCTTTATTATTTTACACAAAATAGAAATTATACTAATGGAACCGCTACAGGATACTTAGATAATAATAATGTTTTTGAAACAAGTATATTTGGTAAACCATTTAATATTGAAACTTTATCAGAAGAATTAAAAACAAAATCATTGGAGGATATCGATAATAACACAAACCCATTTTTAACTACAGTTAATTTTGGTAACATTAATAGTCAAGGATTTAAGGAGAGTGATATTAAAAAATTCAAAAAGAATTTAAAATCTTTTGTTGAAGAAAGAATGGGAGTATTCCAAAGTATATTTAACGAAAGTATGGTAGATTTAATAAAAAACCAAACTGAATTAGTTAGAATAATAGATAAATTAAATCTAATTCTAACCGATACCGACGGTTATAAAACAAAATCAGGTAGAATAAGTATTTTAGAACTATCAGGAACAACTGAAGTAGACCCGTCTTCTTCACAGGCAAACACAAAAGATGAGTTACTTACTGACGTACAAAAAGTGGCATCAGACCTTCAAGTGTTTTATGACCGTATGTTTGGTGAGTTTGGTATTTTGGAGAAAAAAGACAATCTATACGAAGGTTTCTTACCTAATGGGTACAATACTGAAGGACAAACAAGATTTTGTACTATAGCTTATTTGACAACACTAAACGCTCCCGAATATTTAAAATCAAAAGTTCTTGGAGAAACATTAAAAGATAAACCTAATTGGGTAAACTATGTTAACAAAGTAATATATGGTACAGAGAGAAGTGTGTTAGAAGACCCCGCAGCAGGTTTTGTGGACTCACCAGGTGGGCCTGGATTACAGGGAGACGGGTTCCAAGGAAGTCCTATAATAATAAACGCAAAATCAGGACTAATAGATGTTTATTCTGATTTTAAGAGAAGTTGTGACCTAAAAATAAATATATTTAAGGACTCACAATTTACACAAATATTTAATAACTATACACCATTTAACCCTGATAAAGAAAGGAAGTTCACATACTTAGAAAAGTACCAAGAAGACCTTTCTTCTCCTGACAAGGTCAATTACTTTAATAAAACATACAAAGGTATAAACAGCGGACCGAAAAATAAATTTAACGAAAAATACACATTTAACTAATGAGATACTACAACAGATATCAAGATTTTTTAATAAATGGAAATCAGACAGTAGTTCCATTCGTTAATATACCATCAAAGTCTACAGATAAAAAATATATTTTTAGACTTGGTAAAAGTAGATTAGATAAAATAAGTTATCAATTTTATCAAACTCCATATTTTGGTTGGTTAATTTTAGCTGCAAATCCACGGTTCGGAGGATTAGAAAATAACATTACAGATGGGTCAACTTTAGTTATACCCTTTCCTTTGGTAAATTCTTTACAAGATTATAAAAAGGCATTAGATACTCACTTCTTCTACTATGGCAGGTAATAAGTTTTTTAATAATCAAAATATATATGTAGAAACCGATTACGACAACATTATTGTGGTAGACCCAAATAAAGTTGTTGATAGTGACGGTAATGTATCTGAAAGGCTAGTTAACCACGAGGAGTTGGTTATGTATGCAAACCTTGAGGCGAAGGTTTTACCAAGAAGTAAACTTGTTGTCGGCAGTAATTTCCAAGACGAGGTTCAAAATATTAGGGTCGGTAAGTTAGGTGATGATAAGTCAAGGACGATTAACTTTATGCAACCTCAACAACAGATTGACCCCGCAAATAAAGAAAAAGACTTATACCTTGATACTAATTGGACCGATAATTTAACACTCGGAACCAATAGAACAGGAGACGTGGACTCTCAACTTTTAGGTATAACTAACATAACCATAAAAATTAATACGTCTTATGCTGCCCTTGTCAATATTGAAATGGAAGACGTACAAGGAAGGGTTATGTTTGAACAAGGAGAAAACTCACCATATAGCGCATTTTTTCAATTACCATATCCACTTTTTACTTTAACACTGAAGGGTTATTATGGTAAGGCGATTAAATATGAGTTGATGTTAAAAGATTTTAATGCCCGATTTGACCCACAATCAGGTAACTATAAAATCACGACTAATTATATCTCAAGGAACTATGCATTACTTTCTGATATTCCGATAGATGCCTTATTTGCGCTACCACATATGTATCACCGTACCTCAACAATTGGTACAGATACCACATCAACATTATCCGCGTCATCAACAAAAGACGTAAGAACAGTAAAATCAACAAGGGGTTATGATGCGATTAAAAATGTATACACATCATATAAGTCTAAAGGATTAATTGCCGAAAATTTTCCAGAGTTAACTCTGAATCAAATGATAATGAAACTTCAAAACTTTGAAAGATATGTTATGGAGGCTTATGGAAAAGAAGACATGTCGGTTCTTAATGATATTGATGAATATAACAATAAAATTTCAGAGTATAGAAGTGCGATTTATGGTGCTATAACGGACAACTGGCAAACAAAATATATTGATTTTGATTCTTATATTGTGACAAATATACCACAAGCACCTATTTTATTTTCTTTAAAAAAGGAATTAACGACAGGGGAAGAAGGTTTACAAAACATTAATAATGCCATTTCGGATTTAGATGCGTTAATAACTAAATATAATTTAGAACTTAATGAAAATACAACATTTGGTGAAGTCGGTGAATGCGAGATAGAAGGAGAAAAAATAGAAACATCTCTATATTCAAACATTAAACTAAATGATTTTTTAAAACAAATAGAAGACCCAAACGAAATAAACTTTGAAAAAACGTATCAACTTAGGTTTAATAAAACACCAACTGATATTGAGTTGGCTGAGTTTGAAAGCAAACTAAGAACAGAACTTGAAATAGATGGGTACCAAGTAGATGCGGTTACCCTTCAAGTCGAGGAAAGCGAGCTTAAAAAGACATACTTTCAATTTGGAGAAATTTTAGATTCAGATAGTTTATTTAACAGTAGTTTTTTAGGTAAATTAAACAAACTACAGGATAAATTTCAAACTAAAAAAGACAAAGTAGAAGAAAAACTTTCAGAAGCGTTAGCTAAAAAAATACAATCACCTGATGTTGGATTAGGATTTAAACCAACGATTAAAAATGTTATGGCCGTTATATGCGCAAGTGCCGATGCGTTTTTGAGATTGATGGACCAAGTACATGATGAGGCGTGGGAACAAAGAGAAAACCCAATCAGATTAAAATCTGTTATGTCTCAAGAAAAATCTGACGGAACAGAAACTGCCGGTGTTGGTGAGTTGTTGGGATTTTTATCTAATTATGGTTCTACAAAGAAAAACACACAGGTGGTATACCCATGGCCTCAATATTATGTAACAACAATTGATGAAGATGGTAATGAACAATATGAAGACAGATACCCTGGCGACCCTTCAGAATCTGGAAAAGTAAAAGGTTATCTGTCTGACGTTTGGCCTGAAATAAAATTTGTTGAAGAATACATAAAAGGGGCTGTACAAACACAGGAGGAAAAATTAAATATTGATTTTGAAAATCAACTTAAAGATAATCCATTTTTAGGTTGTAACGCAATAGAATTTCCTTATCAGAACAGACCATTTTTGGATTTAAATATTGTTCCATTTATATATGAAATATTTGAAAGAACTTTATTAAGTAGTAACTACACAAAACTTTATAGAGATAGTGGATATAGAGATG